GTATAATGCAATTGACTTTAAACCCTCTTTAGCTTTTTTCGGTAGCACTTTAGATGATAAGGACGATTTGGTAGCAATAACAGGAGCCACGGACAGAATCAGTCAAGTTACCAACGTACTTTGCCCTGCTCCAAAATCAAATGGATGCACGTGGGAAGCTGCTTCAAATATGGTTGCAATATTCGCAAGAATAGCGCAAGACACTCCTCAATTGACCGTTAATAATCAAAGTTATCCAGATATGCCAACTCCTAATTCTGGAGACATTGGAGATATGTCAGATTATAACAACCGAGATTTTTTAGTAAAAAAAGGCTGTTCGACTGTTATCTTAGAAAATGGAGCTTACAAAATTGAGGATTTAGTTACAACCTATCATCCAGAAGGAGAGGTTCCTTTGCAATATGCTTATCCTAGAAACCTAAACATAGATTTCAATATTCGCGAAGGTTATGGAATTTTAGAAACGCTTAATGTGAAAGATCATGTTATTATAGCAGACAATCAAGTAAGCGACGCTCAAAAAACTATTAAGCCGAGACAATGGCAAAGTGTTTTATCTGATTATTTTGAAGATTTAGCAAATAGAGCGTTAATTACTGAACCAGAATTTTCAAAAGAAAGCTGTTCAGTTCAAAGAGGGGAAACAAATCCAGATCGTTTTGAAACTTTTTTCAGATATAAAAGAACTGGAATTGCTAGAATAGAATCGACAACGGTTGAAGCCGGTTATTAATTAATATAAATACATAAAAAACAATGGCAAAATACTCAGGAGGTGACATCATAGAGGTTACCTGTAATCATCCAACTTTAGGAAGCTTTAAATTTTCGACTAAATCAAATGAATCTTACACTTTAGATCCTGGCGGTTTTCGTTCAAACGATGACGCCAATATGGTAACTGGTGGAGGTGAATATATTGATCAAGTTAACAGGGTTCGCTGGTCTTTTGAAGGGCCTTTGCAAGCTGATTTTACGAGCAACAATGAACTTTTAAATCTTCCAAAATTATCGGAAAGCGGCGAACTTGGAACCTGGACTTTTACTCATATCTCTGGCGTCACTTGGAGGGGTAGAGGAAAGTTTGTCGGAGACATACAAATCGATACCAATAACGCTCAATTAGGTGCTAAAATCGCTGGAGGTGGTAAATTAGAGCAGCTTTAAGAATAACGCCTTAGGCTTATTCCATAGCAGCATAAAGAGTAAATTAATCAACGGCGGTGTAATAACCGCCATAATATCAAAACGATGAGCAAAGTAAGCAAAGAAGTCGCCTTTAAAGATGTAAAAACTTATTTAGAAAAACATCTAAAAAAGGAATTTAGAAGAAAGCAGATGCCAGATTCTAAAATTTACGAAGATTACGAGGATATGATTGAAGCCGTTGAAGATGGCTTACTAATTATTGACTCAAAAGGAAAAGTCGAATATACTTTAAGATATCCTTTATTTGCGGATAAAGAAGATTCCTCTTTGGCCATTAAAAAAGTGAATATCAGAGGCAGAATAAAAGCTGCTGATAAACATGTTTTAATGGATGGTTTGGAAGTACAAAAAAAGTTAGGAACTTATACTTTACGAATAATTGCCTATATAACCATGTTGCAGGAGGTGGATATTAAGGAATTAGAAAAGGATGATTTCGATACTTTAAATCAACTTTGCTCGGTTTTTTAGATGGGTGGCTAGATAGTGCAAACATTGATATAGCGATTAAATCGGTAGTTAATGAGCATAACTGGTCGCCTTCTATTATCGATGCAATGTATCTTGATTCTTTAGATTATCATGGAATAGGCTATTGGTATGATAATGAAAAAGAAATGCATGATAAAATGAAAAAACCCGGTAAGTAATTACTGGGTTTTTTTTGTTGTTAGCTAATCAAAAAATCAATATTAACCTCTTCTTTTGTTAGGTAAAATATTAAATTTTGAAATTCATGAATATATTTTAAATTATCCCCAATTTTTATACCTCCTTTTCCATTATCATGAGAAACGTAAATATCTGAATAATCGTTTTTATCAGTAGCATAAAACCAAATTTCACCATTTTGAATAAATAAGTCTAAACTTAGTGGATCTGATTTTTCTATTATATTTTGAAAACCCAAACGATGCAATCCCCAATACGAAATAAGTATTCCTTCTGTATTCTTATCATTACAATTTTCTGGTAATGGTAATTGGTTTACAATTTGAATTTCACCATTTACTAATATTGCATTTCCTAATCTAAGCTCTTGTTGATTCATAATATCTTATTTTTGACAAACATAATAAACAAATAAACCCTACAAACAATAATTAACAAAGTTTTAGTAAAATAAATAAAGCATAGAATAAACGTAGGCAATAATATAGAATAAACGCATGCAATAATAATAAACCCACAAAAACGATTTAATATAAATTTTTTCTTAAATTTGTAGCTATGGCCGCCACGATTAAAGCACCCGTTATTTTTACCGCAAATGACAAGCTAAGTCCTACTTTGCGACGAATGAGTGCAAACGTGCATGGCTTTGCTTCTAAGGCTTCCGTTGGTATTGCTAGGGTTGAGCATCGTTTTAATAGATTGTTAAGCCCTATACGAAGGGCGCAGCGTCAATTAGGTCAATTTGGTTTATTAGCTGGTGGATTTCTAGCGTTTGCAGTTTTTAAAGGGATTACGGATTTTGAAGAGGGTTTAGTTGGCGTAGGTAAAACTACAGGATTAACCGGAAAAGACCTTGATAAATTAGGAGCCGACGTCATAGATTTGTCAGATGATATGCGTGGCGTTTCTACTCAATCACTTTTAGAAGTTGCAAAAACTGCTGGACAATTAGGCGTTAAAGGATCAGAAAATATATTAAAATTTTCTGGTACAATGGCAAAACTTGAAAGCGCCACAGATGTAGCAGGAGAACAAGGTGCTTCAAGTATTGCTAGGCTATTAACAATAACAGGCGAAGGGGTTGGAATAATAGATCAATTCGGTGCTGCTTTGGTAGGACTTGGTAACAATTCAGCCGCTACAGAATCAGAAATTTTAAGCGTGGCTAGTGAAGTAGCAAGAGGAACCGCTGCTTATGGTTTGCAGGCTCAGGAAATATTAGGATTAGCAACTTCTTTAAAGTCTCTAGGTGTTAGACCAGAAGCAGCTGGAACCGCAGTTTCTAAGGTTTTTAGAGGTATTGAAAAGGCTACTTTAGAAGGTGGCGATAGCTTAGAAGCTTATGCAAAAATAATAGGAAAAACATCTAAGCAAGTAACCGAAGATTTTGGCAAAAGTCCTCAGAAATCATTTAACAGTTTTATAGGTGGTTTAAATAGAATATCAAACGAAGGAGGATCTGTAGCTCAGGCTTTAAGAGATGCGGGTTTGAGTGGAGAAACAGTATCTAAAGGTATAGTTCCATTAGCTACAAATTTTGAAATGCTTAATGAAAAAATGGCCTTATCATCTAATGAGTTCAATAAAAACACAGCATTAAATGATGAGTTTGAAGCTTCGACAAAAACAGTAAATGTCGCAGTCAAAGATATTGCTAAATCATTTACTAATTTAACATTAAAAACCGCCACTTCTGGAAGTGGTTTAGAAACCTTACAGACTGTTTTGTTTTTTGTATCTGACAACATGGAGACATTAGTTGTTGTTGCTGCTAGTTTAGCTGGTGTGATGTTAGCGGTTAAAGCTGCAATAATTGCTTCAAAAATAGCTTTATTTGCTTACAATGTAGTGATGGGAATAAATACTGCAATTACTCAAACAAATAAAAGAGCTTTAATACAGAACGCTGTGGCTCAAGGAGCTTACAGAACCGCTATGTTGATAGGAACTGCGGTTACTTGGTTGGCAAATTCTGCGTTTGTAGCTTTAGCGATTTCTGTTATCGCAGCCACATGGCCTATACTTGCTATTATTGCAGCCGTTTTAGCAGTCGTTTATATATTTCTTTATTGGGATGAAATTGTGGCTTTTTTCGGAAAGCAATTTACTAAATTTACAGAAATGCTAGGAACCGCTTGGGATTCAATAACTAAATTTTTTCAAGAGTTTGATTTTTTAGATTTCTTCAAAGGAATTGGTAACGCGTTGATTACTTTTATGCTGCTTCCTCTAAAATCCATGTTGTTTCTTTTATCTCAACTACCTGGAAAGCTTGGAGATTTAGCGAGCGTTGGATTGGATAAGCTCAATGAAATGGAAGCGAATTTTAATTTTGATAGGAATGGAGACGAAAGCGGTGTTTTGCCAAATAGCTCGCAAGCTGCAAGCCAACAAACAACCGAAACAATCAGGGATAGTAGTGTAAGAATTGACGTAAGAGACAAAGGAGGTAATGTTGAAAAAGTTTCTCAAGATGGAACGGATATTCCAATAAGTATGCAAAATACAGTAGGGGTTCTAAATTACGGTAACTAACAATAACAGAATATAGCCATGTCAACAAGCTAAAAAAATATAAACCATGTCAACAAAAGATATAAATTTATTTGAAAGCGGATCAGGTGGCGAAATGCGAATTTTAAATTCTGATTTACTACTTACAGAAACTATTTACCAAACTATTTATTTGGCTTTATATGGTGGTAATGTTGAGCAAAGCACAACAAGTGAGGAAACGGATTTGGAGGAAAATTTTGATTACTGGGGTAACCAATTATTTTATTCTAACAATCCAGATAAATGGTTTAATTCTCAAACCGAAAGAACGCTTTCATCCGTTGCGCTTAATGGAGAAGGTAGAAAATTAATTGAAGACGCTGTTAATGCAGATTTGCAATTTCTTAATAATGTAGTTAATTTTACGGTCGAGGTAAATATTACCTCAATAAATAAAGCGGAAATATTAATCTTTATTTCAGAATTTCAAAATCAAGCTAATCGACAATTAAAAATGGTTTGGGAAAATTCAAGAAATGAGCTAATAATTCAAGAAATTATATAAAAAAATAGGCTTCTTAAAATAAAATTATATGACAACAATATTAGAATTAAAAGATCAAATCAGCAAAGATCTTCGGAATAGACTAAATATATCGGATGATAATTTAAAAAAAGTTTTAGACGCTTTGTCTGGAGTTTTAGCTGCTCAATTTAAACTAGCTTATTTAGGATTAGAAGATACTCAAAGAAACTTATATCCAGATACCGCAGATACTTTTGAAAATGGCGGATCTTTAAATCGTTTAGGAAGAATTTATTTAAATCGAGAAATAAGACCCTCGACTTCCGCAATTTATCGAGTTGATGTTGTTGGTGTAGAGGATAGCGTTTTGCGAAGTGGATTAACTTTCAAATCAAATGTTGATTCAGAAAATCCAAATAAGTTGTATAT